TGGGCTGAGCCCGTGAACGTCTCGGCCGGGACGGTCCCGCTCGATCCGGTGAACGTCTGCGCCGACGTCGTCGCGCTCGTCCCGCTGAAGGTCGGCACGCCCGCGGGCCACGCGATCGTGCCGGCCGCGTTGATCGTCGGTGTGAAGCTGTTGATGGTCGTCCCGCTGTGCGTCGGGACGCTCGCCGGCCACGCGATCGTGCCCTGGCTGTTGATCGTCGGGGTGAACGACGACCCCGGCGCCGCGCCGCCGATGGCACTGAACCCTCCGCTCGATGTCCCTTTGAAGCTGCCGCTCGTCGTCGTCACCGCGTTGATCGTCGTGCCGGAATGCGTCGGCACCGCCACCGGCCACGCGATCGTGCCCTGGCTGTTGATCGTCGGACTGACACTGTTGATCGTCGTGCCGCTAATCGTCGGCACGCCGGCCGGCCACGCGATCGTGCCTGTCGCCGTCACCGTGCCGGTGCCGTTCGTGCCCGCCGGCGTGAAGCTGACCGTCCCGTTGGTCCCCGCCGGCGTGTAGCTGTCCATCGTGACGGTCGGCTGCGACACCGTGCCCGCCGGCGTGCCGGCGCTCACCGCCGAGGACGTCACGGCGTTCCCCGTGAACGTCGGCTGCGAGACAGTGCCCGTGGCCGTCAGCGTCGCCGACCCGCCGGTTGACCCGACGTTGCTGTGCGCCGCGATCGTCGATCGCAGGTAGTACCCGTCGTACGAGGTTTCCTGAACCCAGCCAGCGGGGCACGTCCCATCGGCCAGGAACAGGAAGTGCGTCGCCGTGAACGGGTCCGGCGCCCGACCGCCAAACGCGTACCCGACCCCGAGGCTGACGATGACCGACACCAGGACCGTCTGGAACAGGTGACTTCTCATGCCGTCCACATCACGAGCAACTTCCCGCCGCTCGTGTCCGTGCCTCCACCGTTATTGATCGTGTTGAGCGCCGTGATCGTGAACTCTGACGTCAGGTCGATCACGTCCGTCACCGCGAGCCCCGCCCCGGGGAAGAAGATCACCGAGACCAGCGTGTCGCCCACGTTGATCCCCGTGACCGTGACGTCGCCGGGCGCCGCGCCGGCCACCGCCTTCTGATACGGCACCGTGATCACGGTCCACGGCACCGCCGACCATGCCGCGCCGTTCCAGTAGTCCACCCGGGGCACGTCCGACGCCCAGAACGTGAAGCCCGCGTCGTGCGCGCCAAGATCCGCCGGCCGGTTCGCCAGCACGTCCTTCATCGGCCGGCAGAGCAGGAAGACCCAGGTGTTGACGCCGCCGATGACCTCGATCGCGTAGAACGCGTCGCGATCGCTCTCGAAGAACAGCTCGCCGACCGGCTGCGAGGCCGCCGCGTAGTGCGCCAGCCGGTTCGCGTGCGTATCGATGATGACCGCCGCGTTCGCCGTCAGCGGCACCCACTGCCCCGGCTCCGACGACGACGCGTCGAAGTAGTACAGGACGCCGTTCACGTTGATGAGCAGCCCGTCCGAGGCCCCGTCCGCCGACGGGAAGTCTGCCAGCAGCGGCACGCCCGGAAGTTGCGGCTGACCCAGCACGCCGACGAGCCCCGTCACGTCGAGCGACGATCCGCCGCCCCCGAGTTCGAGCTGCGCCTTGATGTCCGCGATCGTCAGCGGCGCCGGCTGGGCCGACAGCGCCGCCACCCGAGGCGTCAGCGACGCGATCATCGCGGCCTGCGCGCGCGCCTTCGCGATGAGCGTCCGGATCGTCAAGTCGACGGCCGGGTCGACCGTCCCGGTGATCGTCGGGAAGACCTGCTCCACGGTTTACCCCTCCAACGTCGGTTCGGCCCAGACGATGAGCTTCACGGCCCCGTCGTCACCCGCCATCTTGTCCGTCGCCGCGTCGACGTTCGCCAGCACGACGTGCAGGAACTGCGGCGCCGCGATGGCCGCGTCCAGATCGACCAGCGGCATGTCCAGGCCACTCACCACATTCCGATACAGCCCGGCCGCGGCAATCTGGATGGGCGCCGACGCGAACACGTACCGGCCCAGGAAGCAGTCAGGATCGGGCGTCGCCTGATACCCGTTCTCGGACCAGAAGAAGTCGACCTCCCACTTGATGTCTTGAATGCCCACGATCGCGATCGAGCGGATGCGACTCCGCTGGAACAGCGCCTTCGGCAACGGAAGGTTCGTGATGCCCGACGCCGCGCCATGCGCGATCGCGCCTCGGAAGTCGCGCGCGGCGCTGCTCGCCACCGAATACAACTGGCCTGCCTGCATGGTCTCGTCTCCTATATCTGCGCGCCCGACGCCACCGAACTCCCCCCGAACGGCCGAACCACCGTGTACGGCCCCGGATCGCCCCAGGCCCGCACGCCGAACTCGATGTCTTGCGCGTACGCGCGCACGCCGTCCGTCGACGTGAGCTGGTACACGACCGACTTGCCCTTCATCGGTCGCAACCGCACCTGGGTCTTCGCGTACGCCCCGCTCGTCGACGGCAGCGCGTACGTGAACGTCTGGCCGTCGACCACCACCTTGAGCGTCGCCGGCGCCGTGGCCGTGTACGCCACGAACGCGAATGGCCGGAACGTCTGGAAGCCCGAGAGCCCGTGCGTCATGGGCGGCGTTTCCCAGTGCGTCGCCAACTCCGGCGCCGGCTCCGCCACCCACCGCACATTGAACAGCCGCCACGCATTCGCGTCAATCGGAATCAGGCGGATCAGGTGCGCGATGAACGGCGTCCAGTCCATCCCGGTGATCGGGTACGCCTTCTCTTCCTCGCCATCGTGGTTGATCGTCAGCGTCGGGCCGACGATGCCCCCGTCGTACTGGACTTCGACCTGCCGCTCCACGCCTCCCGTGTCGGCGCGGATGATGACGCCCTGCACGAACTTCGCGCCCGCCACGCCGGCGTCGTCCCAGTCGGTCGCTCGCAGGCCGGTCTCGTCGCCCTTGTTGAGCCACGCCGGCTGCCAGAGGTACAGGCCCGGGTGATGCTGATCGATCGAGTCCCAGGTGACTTCGAGCGCGACGTCGCGCGCCAGCTCGCCGGCGCCATCGGCGATCTCCACGATCGCCTGCCGACGCCCGTTCACGCCCGCGTTGACGATGGCCGGCGCGTCCGGCGTCCGTGAGAACTGGTCGTACCCGACCTGTACCGTGAACCCGACGCCGCCCACGGCGTCCGCGTCGACGACCACGTCCCCGACTTGCTTCGTGACGCGCGGATCGTCGCCTGGATCCGACGGCGTCCGGACGAGGCACGAGTACGCCACGCCGTCGTCCAGGTCCTTGCTCAAGAAGTATGCTTTGCCGTTGCGGCCGCCCAGGAAGGTCTCGCCGCCCTGCTCGCCGGTCTGGGCCGAGTGACAGGCGGAGCCCGACGCGAACACGTCAGGGAACCACGACTGCGTCGGCGGGTAGTACGCCATCGAGCGCGAGGCCCCGTTCGTATCGATGTAGTCGAAGTACAGGAACCCGTTCGCGTACGCCAACCGCAGATCCGCCGGCCGCGTCATGTCGGGCGGGTACAGCCCGTTGACTGGGAAACCGCGCGTGCCCTCGTGCGGGAACAGCGGGTACAGGTCCGCGTCCGTGATCGACTGACAGCCCGCGCCCGCCGCCGTCACGTAGATCCCATCGGAGGCCAGGAAGTAGATCGACTCCCCGTCGGTCGCCAACGCCCACGGCGACCACAGCCCCTTGCCGCACTGCGTCCGCTGGAAGTCGAAATCGGTGATGCCGCCCGACGACGGCACCAGCTCGTACAGGTTGTCGGTGCTGAAGACGAACGGCCGCCGATCGCAAATGATGCCGTTCTGGAGCGCCTCCGACGGCGTCGTGACCTGAAGCCAGTTCGCATCGGACGCGACCTCGGGGTTGTTCCCCTTCGTCCAGCGGACCGCACCGGGATTGCGGACGTCGCCGCACCCGAAGTAGTACCCCTGGAAGTCACCCCAGAACATCGGGAGGGGTTGCCCGAGAATCGTCGCGTCGATGATCGAGTACGGCTGCGCCGCGAGCGTGCCGATATTCTCCAGCACGTCCATCCTGGTCTCGCTACTCGGCTGCGCGTACAGCGTGTACGTCTGCCCGCCGATCGTGATGGGTGTGCCGGGCGCCCAGCTCGTATTGAACTTGTCCCCCGAGACCCACTCAACCGCGGTGCCGGCCGCGTTGACCGTGCCCGTCCGCGGCTTGTCCGTCACCGGCCACGGCTGGAAGTTGTCCGTTTCGAGGCCGCCGTTCGAGATGACCACCGAGTCCGCGTACACGTCGGTCAGCGTCGGCGGGTTGTCGTTCGGTGTGATCGCGACCGAGCGCCACGCCGGCAGCGCCCCGCCCATCCGGAACCACTCGATCTGATCAACCTCGGGCGACGGATGCTGCACGCCCGTCACCATGACCGCCTGCCGCCGCGGTGACACGCCGGACCGCATCGCCGGCGACGCATTCCCCTTCGCCCCGGTCACGGTCGACAGCGGCCGGTAGCAGTACAGGTACGGGCTGCCGATCGTGCCGACGTCGGGACCCTGTGACCCGCCCAGCCAGAGCGACGAGTAGTAGATGTCCAGGGGCGCGTCGCCCGAGCACGAGACGATGATCTGGACCGCCTGCACGTTCGCCAGCGTGCGCGCCTGATCAGCGCCGATCCGGATCAAGTCGGAGACCCGCAAGCGAATCTCGGCCCACTGAAGCACGCCGCCGCCGATCTGCCTGGACACCGCGCCGCCGACGAGCGTGCCGACCGTGCCGGCCAAGGCGTCGTCCTGGGCGACGTCCTTCGGCACGATCCGATCCGCGCCGCCAGGACCGACGCCACCGGCGCTGCCGGATCCCCCGACCACCACGGCCGTCGGCGGGCCGATCGACACGAGCCGCGCGCCGGCGCGGCGACTGGCGCCACCTGTCGCCGCACCGCTCGATCCGCTCGCGTTGATCTGCGACCGCTGCACCGCCGTCTGTCGCCCGGTCGTCAGGCTGACGACGTCCCCGGCGTTGGTCTCCTGGAGGGCGGCCGCGATGTCCGGCGGGCGCACCGAGTACATGTAGTAGTTGTGGGTGAAGTCATTGGTCGTCGCGTCGACGTCGAAGTAGATCCGCGCTTCCGTCACCTGCTGAAGACTGGAGAACTTCAGCGAAATGTGAATCTCGTCGTCTGGCTGCGTGGGCCGGCCGTTGATCTGCGACAGGTCGATCGCCAACGTCTTCGTGATGCCGCCGAACATGGCCGCCGGCGCCGGCGACGGCGGCGTCAGCGTGTTCTTCAGCACGACCGCGGTCGCGTCATCACCAGCCGAGCGCGTCGACGTCAGGAAGATCCGGAACGACGGCACGCCCACGATCGCGTCGCCGGCCACATGCGGGTCCGTCGTCGAGCAGCGGAAGGACTGAATCCCGTCCGGACCCACCGCGACCGAGACGATCCGCACCAACTCCCCGCCAATCGTGATGAGCGAATCCGTCCCCAAATCGATGATCTGCTGGCGCTGCGCGTCCGTCAGCGGCGAGGGCGGCAGGCGCGACGGCGGTACGCGCGGGGAGAGCCAGCCGGCCGTGAGGTAGAAGGTCGACGGCGTCCCTGTCGGCGGTGCCGAGCCGCGCGAGCCCTGCGCGCCCGCCACCGGAGACGCGAGCTGCCCCAGCGCCACCGACGCGGCCGGCTGCACCGTGCAGAAGCCCGTGTCGCCAGAATCGTAGATGATGCTATCGACCGTCGTCGACGAGAGCGACGGCTTCACACTCTGGACGTACGCGACCTCGTCCGTCGGGAACGTGCCGATGCTCACATACATGCCAGGCTGAACGTTGTCGTCCATGATCGTGAGCGCGACGCTGCACCAGCCCGTCGACCCGTCGTCGTACAGGATGTCCGCCACGGTGGTGTTCACGCGATCCTCTTCAAACACCGCGCCCGCGTACGCTCCGACCGGCCCCCACCCTGTCGCATCCGAGTCGATCCGGTCGATCACGTTGATCGCCGGCGCGTCGAGCACGGCCGCGGGCGCCGTCATCGGCGGCGGCAGGCCGACGCCGTACACGACGCCGTCGGTCCGCACCTTCCGCATCTTGTTCGTGTCGGCGATGTAGGCCCACGGCTGCGGTTGCCCGTCCGGCAGCACGGACACGATCGTCAACGGGTTCCCTGAGAAGCCTCCGACGATCGCCGCCCCGAACGCGCCGGTCGTCCCCGCGTAGAGATTCGTGCCGGCGCCGATCAGGCGCAGGTACGCCTGCGTCGCGTACTCGGTCGGATCGTCGAGCTGGAACACCGTGTGGACGATCAGGTCGGCCAGCGCGTCGTTGATCACGGCGGTCCCGACGCGCGGCACGATCGCCGTGTCGAGGTACGGCCGCACGTTCTGGAGCCTCGGGTACTTCCCGTTCGGCAACGCGTCCGCCGGCGCCCGGACGTTGACGCCGAGGCACGCGAAGCGATGGGTCGGGCGCAGGTAGTCCATCTCAGCTCGCCACGTCCTGAAGCCTCGGCTGCGTGGCCGCATCGCGGTCGGCCGACGTTTCGAGCATGTCGCGGTTCGGCTCCGATGCCCGCTTGCGCGAGAGGGTCACGCCACAGAAGTTCATGAACCCGTCCAACAGGGGCGACGTCGCCGCGAACTCCGCCCCGCCCAGCTTGAGCATGCCGACGTGCTGCGCGTAGCCGAGAATCGCGTCGAGCGCCTCCGGTGCGACCTGTACCGGATCCTGGTTCACCGGCGCGTTCTGCAACACGTCGAACGTCAGTCCGTACGGTCCCGCGTCGGCCATCGGCGCGAGCGCGAAGATGTTCCGGCCGCCCACGAGGATCTGGCCCGGCACCCCTGGCACGTTCAGCCAGCCGACCGAGTAGCGGTCGGCGTCCTGCACGGACATGATCGGCAGCTCCTGCCCGTTGATCGTACCAGCGAGTAGGAGGCTCGTCGACGCCTTTGCCAGCGCGATGCCATCCGTCCACCGCTGCTGACAGTACGTCGCGCGCGCAGGGTCCGCCGCGATGCCGTCCTCCGCGAACAGGTCGGCCAGGGCACCGAACTTCACGACCCAGGCCCAATCGTCAGGGACGCCCAAGAGGACGCCGGCGACAGGGTTCAGCGTGGCGCCGTTCTCCACCGTCAACAGACGCAGTCGCCCGGTGTTGAGGGGGGCGGGGGCCACCTGCACCATCAACGGCGGGACGACGCTCACGCTGAACGCTTGCGGGGGCTGTTCGGCTTGATTCGCCCACCGGGACTTGAAGAGCGCGAAGGCCCACTCGTCTTCGCGCATCAGAATGTTTTCCGTGCCGTCGCCGTTCAACCACGCCACCCGGCGCAGGTCGATCACCGTGCCCGGGAGGACCGTCCGCGTCGCTGGCGGCAGCACCGCGTCGACGACGCGCGACGTCACCACCATGCCCGTTTCGACCAGGAACTGATTCCGGCGCCGCTCGATCGCTGCCGTCAGGTCCGCCAGGGTGAACTGCTCCGACCCCGTCCACGCCGTCGGCGTCGCCGGCTCCTGAAGCGCGTCCTCGATATCGACGATCACGTCGCGATCGAGAACGTGGTACCCGCAAGCGTCGGGTGCCTCCGTTGCTAGATCGTAGAAGGGCGTCGACGCTGCCGACGCGAACGCCACGCGCTCCCGCCAGAACCCCGTACACGCCTGATACGTGCGCAGCCCGTCCGTGATCAGCCGGCCCAGCTCCGCGCTCGTCCAGAACGCCATCGTCGGGTCGTTCAGCCGGCCCGCCAGCGCGGTCTTCGCCGCCGCCAACGAGACCGCGGTGTAGCCCATCAGCGCACCACAAGGACCCGGCAGGTCGCCGTCGATTGCGTGTTCGAGGACTGGATCGTCAGCCCGGCCGTCGTCGGCGTCGCCGCCGAGAAGGTCTCAACCGCCGTGCAGGTCAGGCCGGTCGGCAACCAGTTGGCGTCGGGCTCATTGAGGCCCACCGTCGCCGTCGGCGTCGTCGTCCCATCCGGGAAGCTGGGCGTCCCAGGAGACGCGAAGACCGTAATGTGCGTCCCATCGACGATCGAGCTGATTGTGCCCCAGAAGTCGCTCGCGGCCCCATCTCCGCAGCAGGTTGCGACGTGCAGCACCTTCCCCACGTCGTCGGCCGTGAAGTGTCCGCTCGTGACCGCGACCGTCCAGGTGTAGGTCGTGCTGTTGAAGTTGTCAGGACCGACGACCGTCAGGCCCTCGGATCGCTGGAACGGGCAGGTCAGCACCGCCGTCGTCGGCGCCGACGTCCCAAGGCTCCCGTCGGCCGTGTTGTCGGTGTAGCTCGTCGTGACGTTGTCGCTGATCGTCGTCAGGAGCTTCGCGTTCGCGAGGCCGCTCGTCCCGGCGCTCGTGCGCCAGACCTTGCGCGCGGTCGTGCCGGTCGGCCCGGTCGCGATCGACGTGACGCTGACCTTGCCGTCCGACGTGTGATCGGCCACGTTGACCGATCCGGCGGACGAGATGTCGATCGCCGCCGGCCCGACGAACGTGACGTAGTACTCGTGCGTGCCGTTGTTGACGTTGCCGGACCCCGATCCGGCGAGCGCGGCCGACGGGGTCCCGGGCACCGGCCCGAAGCTGCATGCCTGCCGGAGATTCTGCCCGTTCGCGTAGACCCCTTCGCCGAAGGTCTTCACGCGCGCCAACTGCTGCACGGTGCCCACGGGCGCCGACGGCTTCTGGAGGATGAACGGATTCAGCGGCGACCCGAAGTTCTGAATCCCGGACTGGACCAGGGACGTCACGTCGCTCAGGAAGTTCGGCACGCTGAAGCTGCCGTCGGGCAGCGTCCACTCGTCGTTCGCGTCCCCGTAGATCGACCCTGTGTTGCCGACGCTCGTCACGGTGACGAGGCCGCTCGCCCCGGCAATCACGCCGGTCTGGAGCGTCCACGGGAACGCCAACCCCGACGAGATCGCCGACGTGGGCGTCGGGAGCGCCGCGAGGATGTCGTCTTCGTTCATTTGCGGCGTGACCCCGAGTTCCCACCGCGGCCCGTTCGGGATCATCGTCACCGGGTTCGGCCCGAGCGCGAGCACCTTGTTCTGGACCAGCGTGTAGTGGCCGTGCCCCATGTCGCTATTGACGATGCGGCCGGTCGAGAACAGGTTCGCCGTGTACGTCGCCCCGTAGCCGCCCCCGTACGCGGCGGTGTTCACGAAGACGACCGGGTTCGTCGTCGTCCCGGTGATGACCGGCCCCTGGCCTTGATTGCCAAGGAACCACCCGCACTGCCCGGCCGTGCTGGACGAGACGCTCGTCACGAGGCACCGCACGCCGGACCCATTGCCCGCCACCGTCGCGTTCGGGAGCTGCACGCTGGCCCCGACGTCGAACGCGGTGATCGCGTTGGCCGGGAAGGTCAGGTCCGCGAGCGCGTTGTCGTAGATCCTGCCCGTCACCGTTCCGCTCGTCGCGACGCAGTTGGTCACGCCGAGACAATAGACCGTCCCCGTCGTCGAAGACAGCAGCGACCAGAACTCCGTGACCGCGGGGTTGCCGCCGATCCCCAGGCCCGGCAGAAGCAGCACCTTGCGCTCGTCCGCTCCCGTGAAGGTGTCAGCCGGGAAACTGACGGGGAAGAACGATCCCGTCGGCGAACCCGTGGAGACGTTCGAGACGACCAGACTCGCCAGATCGCGCGTGCTGTTGGGCGCCGCCGCCACGTCCCCCGTGATCGCTCGCGTGGCCGCCGGCTCCGCGATGTTCATTTGATCGAACTTCGACGACGGCTCCTGCCCGACGATCGGAATCCCTACGCCCTCGCTGCGGTAGTCGCTCACCGCGAACGGCCCGAAGCCGCCCTGCATGAAGTCGATATCGTCGAAGCTCGCACTGCCCTTGCGGATGAACACGTTGCCGGCAAAGTTCGTGTCCACCCCGACCTTGTTGAACCCCATGCTCAGGTCGTTGAACAGGATGTCGAGCGTGTTCGCCCCGTTGATGACTGTGCCGAAGCCGCCGTTGTTCAGCGTGAGCTGGTTGTAGGTCGCGTCCGACGCTTCGCCCCCGACGAAGTCGCCGATCTTCACATCGACGCCAAAGCCGGCCACGCCCACGCGGTTGATCGTGTACTCCAGACACTCCGTCCCACCACTCGGCAGCCCGCCGAAGTAAATCCCCCACTGCGTCGCGTCGTCGGTGTCCGACCCGCTCGCGTTGTTCACCGAGAAATCTTCCAGCGAGAAGTACTTGTTGCGCGACAGAATGAGCGCCGCGCACGCGTTCACCCACTGCCCCGTGTCCGGGCACCCGAGGAAGTTGAGCACTGACGACGCCTCACTCGCCCCCGCGATCGAGATGTACCGCTGCGCGGTGTCCACTGGCGACTGGTACGCCAGGAAGGTGAAGCCCCCGCTGGAGGCTTGCAGGTAGTCGGTCGTCGCCGTGAAGTCCACGAAGTGATCGAAGTGCGGGTTGCGAGCGATGAGCCCGCCGTCGGCGTCGTTGACCGCCCACTCGTTGACCGAGTACGCCCCGTCCCCTCGACTCGTCGCCGGGAAGTTGTACAGCGCGTTCGACCCACCCGAGAGCGTCGATGCCAGGGTGAACGTGATGTGCTTGCCGTCGCCGATGTCCGTCACGACCCCGGTGAAGTACCTCAGCTTGACGTTCCCGCCGTTGAAACACTGCCAGTCGTCGGTCGGCGAGCCACCTACGCATGGGCTGGGCGTGTTGTACGGTTCGAGCGCATCGTGCGGGCCGGGCCGATTCGTGCAGGGGAGCGTCAGGCAGTCGAGCGGCGCCCGGAGCGTCGCCACGGCAAACGTCACCGACTTGTTCAGATTGTCGCTCGTCAGGCTGTTCGAGTCCGTGATCGTCAGGTGGTGATCGTCGGTGATGAAGACCGACTGACTGCCCGTGGTCGTCGTGTTCGGCACGACCCCGTCGTTGATGGCGTAGGTCGTCGGCACGCAGGTCGCCGACGTCGACGAGAGCAGCGCCGTGATCGTGCAGCCGTAGGTGGGCTGGAGCACGAGGTTCTCGCCCACCGCCTGATAGGCCGTGTCGTACGGCCCGTAGAAGACGAAGTTGCCGACGTCGGCGGAGGTGATCGTCGACCCGGTCCAGGTGATCGTCGTCGAACTCGCCGTAAAGCTGACCGTCGCCGAGCGCGGTGCGTTGAGCGTCGCCGTCACGTTCGGGAGCCACCCCGCGCCGGTCGGACTCTGCTGCCAGGGATTCGTGATGGGTCCGACGACCAGCGGCGCGCTGTACTGACACGATCCCGGCGGCAGGACGACCTTCCCCGACTTCCCCCACACGTAGGCCGCATCGACGGCGCCCTGGAGGGCTACCGTGTCATCGGTCGACCCGTCGCACTTGGCCCCGAACGTCGACGCGTTCGCGTAGAACTCGTTGCCGAGCTGCGTGCTGCTCGCCACCTGCACCCAGGTTCCGCTGGCCTGACAAAACCAGCCTGGACCGTTCACCGTGGCGGCTGCGGACTGCAAGTACAGGCTCCCGGGCGCGCACGAACCGGACGGCGCCGACGAACCCCACCGGATCTGTGGGTTGAACGTGACGCTCGTGCCCCCGAGGTAGATCCGGCTGAAGATGCCGATCACGGGCTGCTGGGCGACGAGCAGGCCGCTGACCGCCAGCACGGCCAGCACCGCGCCCGCTGAGGCGAATCCCAGTCGGCGAATCAGACGGTGCATGAGAAGACTCCTGGACGAGACGCGCCGCCCCCACGGCACCGCGTCAGAGGCTGTAGATGATCCGACCGAAGAAGAACCCCGGGTTCGTCATGCCTCCGATGACCGTCGCCCGCAAGCGCAGGTTCTGAAGCGCCAGCGGATCCGGCGCCGGCAACTGCACGACGTGCGTCACGAACTGGGTCGAGTCCGTGAGCGGCACCGGGTCCTGAAGCACGACCCCCGCCGACACGAGGTCGTAGAGTTCGAGCTGGAGACTCCCGCCGAGCGGTGCCTGCCCGATGAACGACACGTTCGCCAGGAGCCCGCCCGGCGCTTCCGGCCAGTTCAGCGTGACATCCAGGAAGCCGACCGCCGCCACGACGGTCGCGTCGTCCGAATCCACCGCCGGCGCGGCCGACTGCGACCCACCGAGTTCAGCCTGCGAGACCGCGATCGGATTGCCGCCGACGTCGGCCAGGACGATGTCCGCCCAGGTGTACGGCGTCACGATGCCCGTGCCGCTGAAGACGTTGTCGTACCGGCCATTCACGGCGTACCAATCGAAGAACCCACTGGCCGCGTCCGCGGTGAACGGGTTCGCCTTCGGCGTCACGCCGTCGGCGTCCTCGAAGATCGACGCGAGCGTGACGGGGTCGCCCGCCGGATGCACGGTGATCGTGCAGCCCGGCGCCGGCGCCCCCGTCGCGAGGATCCGCGAGTACCCGAAGAACCGCTGCATCGCTTACCGCGCGCGCTTGAGGTTGACCGGACTGTCGATCTTGCCGGGCGTCGACGCGAGCCCCGTTTCCATGATCTTCTCGGGCGCCACGCCCGGGCTCATGTCCCGCGGCTTCGTGAACGGCGGGCACGGATAGCTCGTGCCGGCATTCGCCGTCGGCTGCATCGAGACACTCGCCATCGGAGTAATCGGCGAGTGCAGCGCCCCCTGACCCTTGTTCGTCTTCTTCATGACTGCGCTCCTTCTATGCCGTCTTTTGACCAGAACGGCGTCCGTACCAGCCGGTGCGCTTCCGTTCAGCGTTGAGACTCCTGAAGTAGAAGCCGTTCGCTGGTGGGTTGAGAATCCAGAAGCGATAGGTGTCTTCGACGATCTGCTTCTTCACGATGACGTACGGCCTGATGGCCGGCAGCAACTTCAGCAGGTTCTTGCGTCCCACGACGCGAAGGTACCAGAGCGCCTGCCGAGTCATGATCGGCCCGTCGCTCGCCTTCCGGTCGGACAGGTACGACGGAATCCCGTGCTCTCCGAGAAACGCCTTGATCGCCACCAGCACCTCGCGGCCTCGCTCTCCCGACTGACACAGCGTCAGCGTTGAGTTCCCGCCAGCCCGTGAGTTGTTGTTGTACGTGCCGAGCGAACCTTCGCCGTCGAAGAAGCCAGCCAGATAGGGCCACGTGATCATGGGCTTCATTTTACAGCCCAAAGATGTTCGGATCATGCACCTGGAGCCACGACGCGTCTATAGGGAAGCCCACGCGCGACGTCTCGCGCGCGATCCGCCGCTTCAACATCCGGCCGTCGTCAAGCTTCTTCGTGTTCTGAAGGTCGATCACGTAGTTCTCGCGCGCGTCCTTCAAGAGTAGCGTGAAGTTCGCGCCCTTCAGGGCCGGGAACCGCATCGCGTTCGCCACCGCCCACGGAATCGCGTACCGGGCCAGCGCCCGATTCACCACGAGGCTCTCTGGCACGATGTCCGGCAGCGTCGCGGTGAGCCCCACCAGCGGCCAGTCGACGAGCTGGACCGTACACTCGAAGGTCTGGGGCACGATCGGGCTGGGCCACAGCTCGTAGCGCGTCGTGCCGTCCGTCGTCGTGTCGTGCTCCACGAGGTAGAACGGCATCCCCTGCGCGGACCGCGTCGGATCGCGACGGTCCAGGGTGGCCGCCGACACATGCAGCCTGCGGAACGCGTACCCGTTGTTGGGGTCCACGATCGATAGGAACCGCTGCGTGCCGGGCACCGGCGACGTGCAGTACGCCTGCCAGACCAGATACGGCGCCGCCGCGTTCGTCGGCCCCTGAAAGGGCTGATCGAGCGTCAGCGTCCTCGTCCCGTGAGCGTAGGCCGTGATCGTGTAGAACGGCCCGGCGTTTGCCACGCGGAACTGCCGGCCGACGAGCGGCGGCACGCCGTTCACCACCGCGTTGAGCGCCGCATCGGCCGTCGCGTCCGCTACGGCCGACCGCGAGAACTGCGTCACCGCCACCGAGCCGGCCGTGATGCCGGTCGGCACGGTGAACGGGGCGTCAGCTTGCAGGAAACTCCACTCGCGCTGCCGGACGATGTCCTGCCACGCCCGGCGCACGTAGGTCTGCGCCAGGAACACCGACAGATTGGAGATCGTGCCGACGATCTCCAGGTACATGTCCGCAAAGGCCATGCGCGCGCCTCATGGCGGTCTCGTCGCCTACAGTCCGATCGCCGTCAGCCGCGCGATGCTCGCCGACAGGTCGACGTCGGCCGCGACCTCGTCGCCCGTCGCGACGACAATCCACATGAGCAGCACCGTCGCCTGTCCGCCGTTCGCCGGCGTGCCGGCCGTGTTCGTGAACACCGGAATGACGTCGTAGGTCCCGTCCTGTGTGCGCACGCGATCGAGGCTGTCGATCCGCCGCATCCCGCACGACTGCGCCGCCAGCGCGTCGCCGGCGCCCGTCGTGAGATCGATCTGAACGTACGACGCTGGGCCGGCGTGCTGCACGACGGCCAGACGCTGCGAGCCGACGACGGTCGGGTAGCCCGAAAGAGGCACGGTAGGCATCAGACCACTCCTTAGTACGCCGCCGACTTGTAGTACACCGCGAACGGAGCCATCGCGATCAGCGTCTTGGTCGAGCCGCCGCCGTTCGTGACGAACGCGATCTTCACGCACAGAAATACGTTCGGCGAGTTCATCGCGAGCGCCGTGCCGGCCGTGATGTTGCCGCGGTACAGCACGCCTTCCGTGACCGCCGTCTTCTGCCAGTTCGTGCTCGTCGGCGTCAGGACGATCGTCCCGAGGGGCGTGGTCGAGACGGTGCCGGCCGCGGTGCCACCCGCGGTTGTCGGCCCCGTCACGGAGTAGACCACTGGATCCGTCACGGACGACAGCGTCGTCGTCGTCACGCCGTAGTTGATGTCCAACCCGGTGACGGTGATGCCGGCCCCTGACGTGGTCAGACTCGCCGGGATCAACACCTGACAGGTGAGCGTCACCGTGCCGGAGGTCGTATTGGTCTGGAACTCACGGAGCGATTCCCCAGTCGCCGCAGTCGCCCACTTCGGGTAGCCGGTATCGGCCGCCGTCGTGGTGTACACGTCCGAGCAACTCTCCGGAGAAGCCAGGAAGAAGCGATCGGTCCGTGACGCCGAGGGCGTCGCGATATTGCGCGAGGCCGGCGTCACCGCCAGAATGTCGCCGCCCGTCGTCGTCACGAACGCCACGACCACGTTGCCCGGGGCGAACGCCGTCGCAAGCGTCGTCGTCGTCGACAGCGACGTCCCGCTGTGCCAGTAGATGAAGTTGCACGACGCGTACGCCGGCGCCGTGCAGTCCGTCTCGGCATCCGTCGTCAGCAATCCGGTCGAATCGCCGGTGATCGCCTGACTCGCGCCGCCGTAGGTGATCGTGCCGGACGTGTAGATGGCCCGCAGCGACGTGCCGGAATGCGCGCTCACGATCGGCGGCGCTCCGCTGTAGCCCTGTGCCACGAGACGCGGCGCCATCGGCACCGCGGTCAGCATCGCCAGCATTGCCAGCATCAGAAGGCCGAAGGATCGTCGACTCATCGGTGTCTCTCCGTCAAAAGGTGAACGTGTGCTTCGTGTCCCTCTTTGTCGCCCGAGAGCGATCAGAAGAGGCGCAGACGACGCAGGTCGAGCTGGACCGCCGTCAGGCCGCCGTCGACCGGCGTCGTGACGCCCGTGCCCAGGAACCGCGGCTGGAGCAGCACCCAGTCCGACTGGAGCACCGGGCTGTTGTCGCCCAGGACGTCCGCGAACCCGAGATCCGCGCCGCCCGCGGCCGCACAGAACACCGCGCAGCCCTTCGCGCCGGCCACCGTCAGCGCCGCGCGGAACTGCACGAGGACGATGCCCGCGACCTGAATCACGGTGTAGTTGCCCGGCGTGACGCCGCCCGTCAGGAAGATGCCCGCCGGCTGAAGCGCCGCGGACGTGCTCGCGCCGGTCTCCGACGTCGTCACCTGACTCGGCTGCGCGCCCGTGAAGCCGTCTTCCTCGTTGCTGATGAAGTCCAGCGAGAACGCGATCTGCCCGGCCACCGGCGCGGCCGCCGCATCATCGAGGCGGACGTACTGGTACAGGCCGCCGTAGTTCTCGTTCGTGAGGTACCGCACGGTCGGGCCGTTCCCGAGGCCGTTCGGTCCGCCCATCCAGAAGAGCTGACCGACCTGCCCCGTGTACGGCGAGACGCCCGTCCCGCCGGGCACCGCGGCCATCCCAGGCACGGCATCATTGATCGCGTCAATGTAGCCGGACGACAAAATGATCTGCTGGCTCAGCATGACTCAGACTCCCCGCGGTCTTCGGCCGCGACCGACGTGCTACTTCCGTGTTCGCTACGACGCGCCGACCGCGCCGATGACCTCTGCCGGTCGCGGCGAGACCCGCGCCGAAACGGCCGCCTCGATCAAGTCCCACCGACCTTCACACTCCCGCACCTGCGCCGAGATCGTGAGCTTAGGCGTGACGTGCTCCCCATGCAGCCGACGGTGAATTGTCACGCCGGCCACGCCGAACTGATTGGCGAGCGCGCGCTGTGACATGCCCTCGTCGTTGAGGCGCGTCAGCTCGTCTGCGTCCAGCGCCTTGTGCCACACGTCCGGCCCGACGACCACGAGCTGCCGTCCATCGACCCGTTCTGATGGCACCACCCAGAATCGATTCTGATCGATGCCCCACAGCACCACGAAGTCTGACCGCTCGCTGAAGATCCTGGGCCGGCTCTGCCACGTCTTCGACTTCGCCCGCTTCATCGACTTCGCCAGCTTGAACCAATACGCGCCCTGGTCTTTGTACATCCCGCTTCGAACAACCAGACGCGCCGTCTTCACCTGAATGCGAACGCCGCCATCGATGACGAGGTCGTACCCGTAATCCACCAACGGAAAATGCACGTTGAACCCACGCAGCGCCAACTGCGACGCGACCTGTAGCTCGCCGGCCTTGCCGGTGAGTAGCGACTGCGGTGCCTTCCCGTCCATGTGCGGTAACTCCTTTATTTCGCAGGAGTTATATCACACTCCCAAACCGTATGCCTGCAACATGTACCGCGGCCCGAGGTACTGGTAGTTCTGCGCGGCCTTGATGTACCCGACGATCTTCGAGTTGTCGTTGTTGGGCAGGAAGCCGCTGAAGCCGTACCCGTACTCGGCGTCGTCGGTCAGCCGGAACAGGATCTGCTTCGTGTTGAACCAGCAGAAGACCTCGCCGACCGTGACCGTCACGCCCTCCGCCGGCAGGTTCGACGTCGGATCCACGCCCGCGGGAACCGCGAACGAGCCCGTCAGGTAGTTCCCCAGGTCCGGGTCGTTCTTCCCGTAGCGCAGCGACGGGAAGTAGTCGTCCTTGAGGATGATCGCGTTGTTGAACCGCAGCCCGGTCGCGCCCCAGAGCGGATCGCGCTCCTGCGCGAACCGCTGCTGGACCTGCATCCGTTCCTTGAACAGCGCGTACGCCAGCTTGTTGCAGACGCCCAGATCCGGCTCGATGTTGCCGATCGAGCAGGTCTGGTAGGACTCTTCCATCTGGGCGTAGTTCGCCGGCCCCACCGACCCGTCCGGATTGCCCATCCAGAGGGGCACCGAGTTCAGCGCCGACCCGATCACGCCATTGCGGACCTGCGTGCCGTACTCGGTGTAGATGTTGCCGTCCCAGCTCGGCGTGATGCCGTCGTTGAGCGCCTCGGGCCACCCGTTCATGTTCAGCGGCCGCGTCTGCCCGTTGAGCGCCGCGTCGACCGCCGAGATGGCCGACAGCGTGTTCATCGCGTTCGCCAGATCCGTCTGGAGCAGCGACAGCAGCGCGAGCGGCCCCTTGTTCAGCACCTGGAGGATTTCCTTGTACTCGGGGACCGCGACCTCGTAGTACTTCGGATCGAAGAGCGTCGCCGTCAGCGTCTCGCGCTTCGTCGTGTTCCAGGTCTGCCCAATCGCGTACGCGCCGCCGATCATCGGCGCGAACAGGTGCGTGTTCTGCATGAAGGCCCCGCCGCCGAACGGCACCATGCAGTGGTCCTTCACGTACGCCTGCAACGGCGTCCCCTTGAAGAACTGGTCGTTGATCACGACTGGATAGACCTCTTTCAAAGTCGTGATATTGAGTGCGTCGAGTACGGGATCGGTCGCCATTGCAGTCTCCTACTCAGAAGCCGCGGTGTCCGCGGTCCCCTTGCGATTGAGCACTCGGATCTTCCGGATGAACTCGGTGCGCCGATCGATCACCGACTGCGGCGTGCCGTAGAACCCAGACTTTTTCATCGTGGTCTGAAACGCGAGGCACACGTCGGCTTGCTCGCCTTTGAGCACGAAGTACGGGCGACAGAAGGCGAGGATCTGCGAGGCGCGCGCCGATGCGACGTGCCACTGGAACGAGGACTTCCACTCCGGATGCGCACGATGCGCAGCACTGGTCACTCGCACGACGTGACCACCAAAGGTGGACTGAAGCCACATCATCAACCGCGGATCGGTGTTCGAGATGTGAATCTGGACGTACTCGTGGTACCTCAGCGCCTTCGAGTTCTTCCGCGTCCGACGATGGATCCGAACGCAGCCCTCGCCATCGATGAACGCGGCGAGCCGCGCCCAATCGATTGCGCTGACCGTGTTGAGTTCGACCGTCTCGTGTGATCGCATCGTCGTCCTACGCCGCGTTCCGTCCCTGTCGCAAGAGCTTGTCGAACATCGCCACCGCCGGAGCGAGGGGATTTCCAACGCCGCCGGGATTGCCGTCCTTGACTCTCGCCGCCGCTCGTGCCGCCGCGTCGCGCAACACCGGCGACTGCGGCTCTTCGTCTCCGTATCCGGTCGTGCCACGCAACGCGGCCGCCGACCGTTCTTCTTGCAACCGCGCCGTGACCCGGTCGTTGATTTCCTTCTCGACCGCCGCCTTGCGCAGCTCTTCGCGCTTCTCGCCGACCTTGAACTTCCGCTCCCAGACGCCTTCGAGCGTCGCCGCGCTCTCGCCCCGCTTCACCGCCGCGAGCAGCTCGCCCGTCAGGTCGGCGTCGATCGGCAGGGACGTTCCGAACAACTCCCGGTGCATGTTCCCGATGTGGAACAGCTTCTCGGTGTTGCGCGTCTGCGCGATCGTCGCGTTCGCGAACTGCTCCAGGCTGACGAACTGCCCGGTCTCCGGGTCTCGCACGCGCCGCTCGTCGCCGCCACCGCCACCCGCGCCGCGCCGCTCGTCGCCGCCCGCGGCCGCCGCCGCTTCGTCGCGGTAGTACTCCGCGAGGGACCGCCCGGCGTCCGTCGCCGCCTTTTCGAGCGCCGCCCGGAGGGACGTGACGCGATTCGCCGCCGCCAGCTCCGCGGCCTTCGCCGCCTTCAGGTCCGTCTCGGCGCCCGTCTTCCAGGTCGTGAGCGCGTTGTACTCCGCTTCGACGTCCGCCCGCTTCTGCGCCAAATCCGCTTCGAGCGCACTCAACTTCGCCTTGCCGTCGTTCATCGCTCGGTCGTAATCCGCCTGACGCAGCACCAACCCCTGCGCCTTCGGGTTCTTCCCGAACAGCCGACGAAAGTCCTCGGCGTCTTGCCCTTCCGCACCCGTCTCCCGAATGAACGCTTCGACATCGAACGGCATGGGACCTCCTGGTCAGCGCCTTCCCCCGTTCGACGGGGCTGCGGTCGCTGGCGCGTCCCTTCCTGTTTCCAGGCTGCGGGACGCGACTGAGGGTGCACCTTCCGGGGCAGGCCCCCCGGCTGCGGCGCGGACGTCCGACCTACCGCATCGGCACGGGCTGGCCTGTGGCCGCCGGCGTCGACTGCGCCTGCTGCATCACGTCGAGCACGAGCTGCGCCATCTGCTTCTTGAGGGCCAGCACGCCGTCCGTGATCTGCTTCGGGAGGTCGGATTGCACGGGGAATTGCGTCGTGATGCCCTTGACGACTTCCCCGAACTGAGACAGCAGCCCGTGGCCCTGCTCCACTTGCTTGCGGAGCCCCGCCAACTGCTCGGACATCGAACTCTGTGGCTTGCCGGCGCCCGGCTGGGCGCCGTCCATGCTCGCGTCACCGCCGCCGCCGAACGCCGGCGCCTGCATCATCGCGGACGGGTCCCCGGGCATCGGCGGCAGTCCGCCGCTCGGCGCGTCCGTGACGTCTGTGCTGCCGGGAATCGGCGACATCGACTACCCGCGTCGGCGCCCGCCGCGCTTGCGGCCGCGCTTCATGCCGCGGCCGAACGTCGGCTGGTACGGCCCTTCGAGCGTGGTCGATCCGCCCTTGCGTGACTTCCGTCCTCGTCGACGAGCCATGTGACCCTCGTGAAGTAACCGTGACCCTGGAAATCGAGCGGCGGGCACGAGCCCTGCGACTCGTGCCCGCGCTCACTGTCGTTGTGGTGAAGGCCCGAAGCCCGCACCCGGAAGAGACCCGCGCGACCCTGGGGAGCGTCGTCGGCGGCCGTAACCGCCGGTTCGCTCATTCGGGGCGCCCGGGGTTTACTTCCGGTGCTTGCCCCGGCCCTTGCCACGCCGACGTCCGCGACGCGCCATGCTGGACCTCCTGGTCACTCCGTTTGCTGCCCGGATGGCCGCACCCTCATCGCCCGTTCGCTCCAGCACACTGTTCGCGACGTGCGCCCACTGACGTGAACGCTTGCCCGTTCGGGCTCGCTTCGTGTGCCTTCGCGCGTCTCGACTCGACCACGGCATCAGGCAACCCAACCGCCCAAAAAGCAAAAGGCCCGGCCAGGAATCCTGGTCGGGCCTCAGGCTCCGCGACGTGCGGAGGTAGGCGGAAGTCGATCGCGGACAGCTTGCCTCCGCGTGTGTACGTTTGTCAAGTACGCCGGGTCACACCGTGCGCGTGATCGGGCAGCGAGTAGATGCGGCGCCGCCGATTCCGCTCGTCAACGGCCTGCTGCACATGGCCGTTCCGAACGAGCCGCCAGAGCGCCCACTCCACGGGCTTCTTCTCGCGGCCCAACCGCTCTGCCAGCTCCGTAATCTGCGCCGGCCCGTGCGCCAGCTCATCGAGAATCAACTGCCAGAGGTGCGCGCCGGGAAGTGAATGTCGAACGACCCCATCGTGCCCTGCGAGAGATGCAGGTCGATCCGGACCTTGCCGGTGATCTTCTCGCTTTGCAGGGCCGACAGCGCCGGCCCCAGCATCCACCCCGGGTACCGGCGCACCGCTTGGCCGCGGCCGTCGATCCGCTCCGCAACGTGTGCGGAGTTGAACGAGGGCGTCGTGGGCTCGGAGGCTGTGCGTGCCATTCATTGCCCCGCGCTAACTCGTCACCACCGACGAGCGCGTCCCCTGATCTTTCTGCTGAATCTGCGGCGCGCGCGCGTTCGTGTTCGGCCGCCCGCCGCCGGCGCCCTGGCCCGGTCCGCCGCCCTTGCCCGTCTGCTCCGCCATGCGCGCCGCCGCCTCTTCGGCCATGCGCTGCTGCGCGACCCATCGCTCCATGATCGTGTTCGCGCCCTCCGGCGCCGCGCCGAAGTTCGTCAGGTTGAAGATGTCCGCCAGCGTCCAGTTGTCGATCGGGAACCCCATCTTCTTCAACTGCAACAGCACCAGCTTCTGCGAGAGCTGCGTGATCTGGTGCAACGACCCGGGCGTCACGAAGAACGAGAACTGGCCGGCGAAGTACTTCGCGCGTTCGAGGCGCGTCGCGCGTGACGGCTTGTCGGTCGACTCGCCCGGCAGGTGCGACGGCACGAGCGTCCCCGGGTCGTAGTCCAGGTCCTCTTCCGTGATCCCGTCCTTGCCCAAGACCTGAATGCGACGCTGCGCGGTGTAGAACTCGAACGCGAGCCACATCCACTGCGTGCCCAGCTCCTGCATCGACAGCTCGATCGACTCGGTCATCTCCTTCAAGATCGGCCCGGCCATCTCGCGGAGCTTCTCGATCGAGTCCGACGCCGGGAGCTGCCGCGCCTTCATGAGCGCCGACGCGTCGTTGACACCCATCAGCCGCTGGATCCGCGCTTCGAGGTACTTGACCCAGTCGACGATGTACGTCGGCAGGTTGTAGAAGTCGGCCGGCAGAATCGGCTTGATCGGCTCGCCCGAGAGCGACGTCATGTGCAACGTCTGGTTCGGCATCCGCGGCGAGAAGCCTTCCGCGTACGCCGGCGGCAGCTCTTCCTGCGCGACGAGCGGCGGTGACGCGCGGCACACGGCCATGTCGTCGATCACGCGCATCACGCGGGTCAGCGAGCGTTCGAGGCGCACCACGTCGTGCGTGAGCGGCCGCCCGATCGCTTCCCACTGCCAGCGATCGAGTTCGACCGGAATCGCCGGCACGCGGCCGTGCCACCAGTACGACGTGTCGTCGTAGAGGATGCCCGACTCGCACCAGATCACGAGACGCCGCATCGGGTACAGCCGCGCATCCTCGGTCGTCGCCTTCCGGTAGAGCGGGTTCCCCGCTGCGTCGTTCACGCCGAGGGGAATGTCGTCGCCCAGCGACGGCACCGTGTACTCCCACATCGTGTTGGGCTGCCCCATCACGATCGGCTTGCCGGTCAGGTTCACGGAGAAATCGTCGATGTACGAGTAGACGATGTCGACCGTCGGGAACGTCGGGTCGTTGTCGCGCGGCAAGTTCGCCGCCCCGAACATTTGCAGCACCGGCGACAGGAACTCCGTGAACCGCTGCATGCCCTTCCGCATCCACGACGGCGTCTCGCGGTCGGCGCTGATCTTGCCGCGCTGGTCCCACCACTTCTTGTGCGCCTGCGAAATCGGCGTTTCCTTCACCAGATGCACGCAGTACGCGCTCTGGTAGTCCCCGTCCTCGGGGAGCCCGACCGGCAGCACGCGGTGCGGCGGCAGCACCGTGAGCTGGATGTTGCCGCGGCCCTTGCCGTTCGCGTCCGGGTTCCAGTCCGGGCAGAGAAACCCGGTGCCAGCGATCGCCGCGACCTGGATCGACCCCTTGACCTGACGCTTGGGGCGCTCCATGTACCACCACGCATCGGACAGCTTGTCGAGGACGACGCCGACGTTGTACAGCGACTTGTTCTCGGTCCGGAAGGTCGCGAGCGCGCGCAGGTCCGACAGCACCCCGACCATCTCCCGAATGTTCCGCCGGACCTCGCCGGCGGTCACGTTCGAGAGTTCCTCCGGGATGTCGTCGAGCCCGTCGGTCTCATCGAGAATCGAGACGGCCTCGTTGAACTCGCGGTACGACGGCTGCGTCTGCAACCACTGCATCGCCTCGGCGCGCGACCGCTTCAACCACGCGAGTCGATCCCCTTCGGGCGCCGTGCGCGCTGGACATTCGTACGATCGAGACGCCATTACTGCCTCCGACGTTGGAGCCCGCCGACGACGGACTCGTTCGCACGTGTACTGCGGTCGTCACTGAACGCGCTGACGTGGCACCCCGGATCCTTCGTCGACGGCCTCGCGTTGCCCCGCTCGATCGCCGCGCGCGCGAAGTCGCGCATGATCGCCGGCATCGACTGCATCGCCCGGTACAGGTCGGGCCGGAGCTGCTCCTGGACCGCCTGCCGCCGCGCCTGTTCGCGCGAGACCGCCGCGTCGGCTCGGCCGCGTTCGATCTGATTCCACCGTCGCTCGAATTGTCGCACGTCCGAAATCGTGCGCAGCTCTTCACGAACGTACCCCTTCGGCGTCGGGGCGTCGTTGCGACCCGGGAAGCGATACTCGCCGGTCTTCGGATCCCGAAACACCAGGACGGGGTCGAACCGCTGGGCCGGGTCGGTCCGCGTCCAGCCGTGTCCCGACGCGCCAAGTCGCCCGCAGAGCGGCCACTGGCCTTGCAGCACGAGCACGCCGCACTTCTCGCACGGCGCCGGCGTGTGCGTCCGGCAAATCGGTAGCCGGTGAATCAGCCCGACCGCGGGCTCATCGCAGTAGAAGCAGACGAGATCCGTCGCGTCCTCGGGCAACGGGTCTGGCGCCCACAAGGTGAACTCCGTCAAAAGACCCTCCCGCGTGGACCCGGGCGTCTCGCGCCGGGAAACTTCCGGTAGCCGGACAGCCGGCGTAGGTACCGCGCGACCTGTCCGGTGTCGCGCATGTCGCGCCCCTGCATGCCCGGATCGTACACGGCGTCGACGACGTCGTTCATCACGCGCGCCGCGTCGCCCTGTGCCACCATCTCGCTGACGCCGGCGCCGTCGCCCTCCGACGTGCCCATCCGACGATACCGGAATCCGCGCACATCGAGAATGTGCATCGAGACGAGAATCATCCCCAGCGCCAGGATGCGATCGTCGTGGCCGCCGTAGTCGGCGCGGAACGATTGCTTGAACTCGTCGCGACTCAGCGCCTTCATCTGGTTGACGAAGAACGGGGAGTGAATCACCAGCCAGCGGTCGTTCAGGGCCGAGATGATCCAGTCCATCAGGAGCTGGCGCGTCGCCGCGTTCGTGTACCAGCCGATCTTCGCGCCCTCGCGCGGTCGAATGCGCCGGTTGTCGTAGTGGACCCACGGATGGAAGTTCGACCACCCGTGCTTGCGCATCGCGATCTGCGTGCCGTCGCCCGTGCCCCGGCATTCGATCGTCGCGCGGCACTGCCGTCCGGTCGGCGAGTACCACGTCGCGATCGCGAGCGCGATCGGCCAGACCGTGTCGGCCGACATGTAGGCCGACGCGAACTCCGCGGCCTGCTCCGGGCCGGACAGCAGCGTCGCTTTCTTGAGCACTTCACACACCGTCTCGTCTTCGCCCACCCCGTACGCCGTGTCGACGCCCATGCCGAACTCGTCGTTCACGTTGGGCGGCAACCAGACGTAGAAGCGTCCGTCCTTGACCGTGTAGCCCTCGAACTTCAGCGGCACGAGCAGCATGTCCACCGGGTCGCGATCGGTGCCCGCACGGATCCGAATCTTCGGCCGGCTCGGATCGATCTCCCGCAGCGACGCCTGATGCTTGCGCCCCAGCAGGTCCTCGCTGCACTCGAAGCCGAACACGCCCCACGGCGGTTTGGCGCTCGTCTCGTTCGCGTACATCGTGACGACGTCCTGGTCGAACGCCGACTCGTTGCTGGCCTGGAAGGCTTCGTTCTCGTCGGCCGGCATCTCCTGGAGGAACAGGTTCAGCCGCCGGCTCGCGCGCGCGCTCTCGTACTCCGCTTCGTAGTACCACTGCTGATCGATCGGCATCCGCCAACTGAAGCCGAGGTACTTGCGCAGCCGCGGTTCGCTCGCCACGTACAGCCGCGCGCGCTCGGCGTGCGCCTTGACGAGCGCCGTCGGTTCCCACCCGTTCGGGATCGGCTGCTTGCGCAACCACGCCTCCGTCGGGTACAGGTCGCGCGAGATGAACCACGGCAGGAACGCCGGCATGAACCGTGACCGCTGCTGCGGCCACCCGTCGCGCGCCTCCCGCCACTTCTTCGGCCAGTACCCGTAGAGCCCGTCCGCCGTCGACTCCTGGATGAAGAAGTGCCACGGGGTCTCGTGGAACGCGCGCAGGATCGACGCCTCGATCAAAATCTCGCCATCGATGAACGACGCGACCTCCGACAGATGCACGACCGACGGCGTGGTGCCGCGCGCGATGCCGCTCATCTGCGCGCCGTGCTGCACCGAGAGCCCGGAGTTCAGCTTCCCGAACTCGACCAACCGCAGCGTGTTGCGCGTCCGCTCGGGCATCAGGAACCACGGCTCGTGATCCCACGCCAGCCGGATGATGCCAGCCATCTTGTCCGACTTCTGCACGTCGGCGCTCGCGACGACCGCGTTCACGTCCGGGTAGAACTGCACGCGGTGCGCGATCGCCAGCTCGGTCAGCGTCGTCACGCCGGCCTGCCGCGCCTTCAACTGGAGCATCATGATCGCGAGCTGCTGTTCCTCCAGCTCCGACCACATGTCCAGGATGATGTTCTGCGCGATGTTCGGGGTGAAGTCGACGAGCCGGTTCGCCTTGTCGTTGATTTTCGCGTAGCGCGTCGACCAGTACCGGAAATCGGCCGTGCACCGGGCCTGCTCGTGCTTCGTCCACGCACGTTCTTCGAGCGTCAGCGCCCGCGACAGCTTCCCCGTGTCGGGATCCATCAGGGCGTCGATCGCCGCCGACCGTTGCCGGCACTCGTCGATCGACAGATCCTCGAAGACGATCCCCGGAATCGCATCGAGACGCTGTTGACAGACCGTCCGCGAGTACATCGGCGGGCTCAGAACTCGTCGGCGGCAGGCGCCGCCGGCGCGTCGGCCGCGATCGGCGCCTCCGCCGGCGGTTCGATCTTCACCTGACGCACCGCGTTCGCGATCGACCGCTGATCCCGCTCGAAGGACGGCGTCGGCGCCTCATCGTCAGGCTCCGGATCGCGCGCCGCGGCCGCCCGACGCGGCGGAGACGCCGGCGCGCGACGCTCCGGCTCGGCCGCACGATGATGCGACTTCGGCGCCGGCACCGCGGGCGGGTTCAGCCACCCGAAAAACGCCTTCAGATCCTCGATTTTCGCCGTCGGCGACGTCAACCGGGCATCGAGCGCGGCCACGACCCGCGGCGCGAGCATCGCCAACCGCGCATTCACGGCCAGCCGGCTCGCCGAGAACACGATCGCGGCCCACCACGCGGCCAACTGCACCGCGTCGTACCCCTTGGCCGTGCACCACTGCTCGAAGGGGCGCCGGTCGACCATCGGCCTGCCGTGACTCCGCCGCTCGGCCGCCCACAGGTCCCACGCGGTGACGATCTTCCGCGCCTTTCCGTGGCTCGGGTCCGGAATCACCCCGACGACCGCCAGCCGCAACGTCTCGACTACGTCCGCGGGGGTGACGCCGGCCGCTCGGGCGAGGCCGAGGACGTCCGGCGCCCTTCCGACGCCGCCAGGATCTCCGTCACCCGCGACCGCACCGCCGCGGGATCGAGCCCGGCCGACCGCCCGATCGCTTCCAGGCGCCGCTGTCGCGCCAGCCGCGGCAGATCCGCCCGCGTCACATGCGCCGGCCGCCCCGGCGTCGTCGGCCGGCTCGTCGGCGGGCTCAACCGTTCGAGCGCGTCCGCGATCCGTCTCAACTCCCGCGTGATCGCCCCGATCGAGAAGAAGCGCATCGTCAGCCATGACCCTCCGGGGCCATCGTCCCCGTGAACTTCCGCACCTGCGCCTCCGCCTGCATCCGGTGCTTCGCGCAGGTCACGCCCCCAGGTCCGCACGCGCAGTCGCGGAACCCGGCGAGCGCCGCGAAGAGCTGCTGCATCCGCGTGCCCACGACCGACGGCTGCGTCAGCACGTCCCCGCCCAGCACGCCCTGCACCATCACCGGCATCCCGTCGCTCCGTTCCGCGACGAGCGACACGAGCCACAACCCCTTCGGAAACGCCTGCCCGACCGCCTGCCCGGTCGCCGGCCACGGACTCGTCGGATCGATCTGCTGCCACGGCGCCATCTGCACCGACTTCCACGACCGCGCCGCCCCGACGATCGGAATCCCCGGAGCGAAGTGCCCGTTCATCGCGCCCATCGTCGCCTCAGAAGCTGTCGACGATCTGGCCCATCGGCGTCACCCGTGGCGCCGGCGTCGCCAGCCCCGCCTCGCGACGCGCCGCGTTCGGCGACGTCACCGTGACCACGCCCGGCGGCATCGGCTTCACCGCCGGCCGCATAACCTCGCCCGGCATCATCCCGCCGCCGCTCACCGGCAATCGGCGCACCGTGTTCCGCCCGTCCGGCTGAATGTCCAGCCCGGCCGGCAGCCCGCCGTCGGCCAGCGCCGCTTCCCGCGCCCCGCCGAGACTGCGCACCGCCGGCGCCGCCGCGCCGCCGCGGCCGATGACCTGCACCGGCTTCGCCTCACGCGGCACAACCCGACCGCCCGCCCCCGTCCGCATCGACGCCGGAATGTTGTCCAGCCCCTCGCGATCACGCCCGGGCGCCTCGACCACATGCCCGCGCACGAACGGCGCCGGCTCGGCCGCCTCGACCTCGGGCACGACCGCCCCAGGCTCGGCCGCCACGTCCCCCAGCGCCCCGCTTACCAGCCGATCCGTCGGCTGACCCTCCGGCGGGTAGCACCGCGTCTTCACCGCCACCGCAAACGTCACCAGCGGGAACGCGACGTGGTGCCCGAACTGCCCGCTCTCGACAAGCTGCCGCCGCACTTCCTGGCAAATCAGCTCGATGCACTCCTGACCGTTCAACGGAACGTAGCCCGCTGTCATGTGCCCTCACTCTCCGTCCGCGACGGATGCCCCCAGCGTCTCACGCAGCCACTGTAACCGACGCAGCTTCGTCGCCATCAGATCGGTCCAGGTCGTCGACGTCGCCTCGGCCTCTTGGCGCAGCCGGAGCGCGAACGCGACCCGACGCTCCACCTCACGCTCGATGTGCGCCACCTCGGCCGCCGTCCACCGCGGCGGGACCACCGTCGGCGTCACCGTCGGCGGCGGCGCCGCCACCACCGGCGCCGGATCGGCCTCCCACCGGCGCCGCCGCTTCGCGTCCGCCTCCCACAGCTCCCGCTTGCACTGCGCCCGCAACCGCGCCACCGCCCGCGCCGCCAGCCGATCGACCTTCGCAATCCGCGCCCGCGACCGCGGCGGATCCAGCGTCAACCCCGACAACGCGTCCGTCGACTGCCCCAACGACCGCGCCGGCGAACTCGTATTCAACACACTCCGGCAGGTCGCCACGATCGACGGCGCCAGGACCTCCAGGCAGTCTTCGCGCGTCGGCCACGCGTCCGGACTCAAGTAGTACGCCCCGTAGAACCGTCGGCCCATCGCGCCCCTACTCGTACCAGAACACCAGCCGAGCCCCGTCCCGGTGCGACTTCACCTTCCGCTTGTGCGCCGGATCGAACGCCTTCGCGACCTTCCGCAACCCCGACACGAACTGTGCCCGAATCGCCTCCGCCTGCTCCACCATCGCCGGCTGCCCCGGGTGAAACGACCCGCCCACCGCCGTCTTCGCCGCCAAGAGCTTCTAACCCATCTCGACAATCGCCGGGTGCAGCCCGCCCAGCCGCGCCGCCTCGCGCAGCCGCACAAACCCCTCGCCCTGCACCAACTCGACCGTCAGCTTCTCCGGCAGCACGCCCTTCGCTTTCACTCCGCGCGGCATCGGGCCCTACTCCTTCGCGTCGCCCGTCGCCGCCGCCCCGCCCGCCGTCGGATCCACCGCCGCCACCGCCGCCTTCGCCGGCGCCGGCCCACTCCCCTTCCCGTTCCCCGCGCCGCCGGGCTGCGCCGCTCCCACAGCCTTCCCGCCGCCCGCCAGCTTCGCCCCAGCCGCTCGACCACTCGAATACCCAGGCCCCGCTCCCGTCCCCGCCGCCCCGCTCTTCGCCAGCGCCTTCCTGGCCGCCCATGCCTTCTTCACCGCCGACCCGCGCGTCGCCGGCCCATTCCCAACCACTCGCGCCGGCCCGCTCCGTCCCGTCCGACCTCGACCCGCTGTCGTCACGCCCATCGCCTCACCACTCCCTTCGACCCTGCGCCCCGCGCTCTCGCGCAGTCTACGCCCGACCCCACTGGAACTCAACTCGAAAACCAGTGGAAAAAAACCGCGCCGGCCTGAGTGCGCGCGCGCGCAGCGCGGGCGCACCCCTCAGACAACGTCGGGCGCCGGCCATCGGCCGCGGCCGCCGAGGGCGAAGCGCCAGCGTAGCGCCAGCCGGCCCGGCCCGGCCCCGGATCCGGCGCCCCGCCGGGCGCCGCGCGCACAGCCCGCGCGCGTCGCCCGGCTCCGCGGCTCCGGCCCGCGGGCGCGCTCGCGTGCGTGACACCCGCTCGCACGACAATGCCGGCCGCCCGCCGGCCCGGCCGCCCACCTGGAGCACACACCACCGCACGCGGCCAGCGCCCTGACCGCCAGCCCGGCCGCTCGCTCTCCCTGCCGACCTGCCAGTTGCCCAGCCGCGCGCCTGACTGCCGGCGCGAGCGTGCTGCCGGCGCGGTGCGTGCGCTGCGGCGCGTGCTGCTGACGCAACGCGCGTGCGTGCTGCCGGCGCAGTGCGCCATCGCGGACGCGTGCGCCGTACTGACCCGTGCCGACGCGTGCCGCCGGCCAGGGCGGACGACGCGCGGCGCGTGCGAGCGAGCGTGCGAGCAGCGAGACGTGCGGAGAGAGAGCAGGGAACGCGCGCGACCCCGGACACCGGGCATCGGGTCTTTCTCTCTTGCTCTCTCCGGTCTCGCGCCCCCCGACGATACGGGTTGGCGGACGGGGTGATGACTTGACACCTGCACCCCGGAAGGACTACGATCGTGGGGTCTGGGGCGACGTTCGCCTTAGGTGACGGCACGCGGCCCGGTCCGGCCCGCGCGACGTCGTGAGACCTTTGACCGGACCGGGAAGGCTCGACGATGACCCCCGCCCGCTTGCTTGCCGAATGCGCGCGCCTGCTGAAGTGTCAGCCGCGCGTCCTGTCCCTCGCCCGCTACTCCGGCACGACGTTGACCGCCCGCGAACGTGCGGACCTCCGCGCCGCGCTGCCGGCCGCCAAGGACGCCGCGCGCGCGGCCGCCGAGGCGCTCGACCAGCGCCGCCGCGCCGTGCTCGACGCCGATCCGGAGTATCAGCGCCTTTTGCGCGAGACGACCGCCCGCAAGGCGCACCGTGACGCGATCGTCCGCGACTTGAACCGGCCGCACCGGCTGACGCTCTACCGCACGATCTCTGTCGGCCCGATCCCGCTGAGCGAGCACATTGCCGAGGGCGCGACGCCAGCCGATGTTCTTGCCGACGTCCAGCGCCGCCTTGCTCCGCGCACCGTGCCCGCGACGCCGGACGGCACGCCCTCCGGTCCCACCGGCGATTCCGACCAGGAGTAACCGCCATGCCGCGCCTCTCACTGTCGCAAGTCAGGCTGACCCCCGACGTGTACGAGACCATCGCGCCGGCCATCGTCGCGGCCCAACGGCACGCGGATCGCCTGCGTCGCGCTGTGCGCGTGCTCGCCGTGCGCCCTACCGGCCTGTACGTGCTCTCTGTCCTCGATGACGTGCCGGACGGGTACATCGACTTCGCCCTTGTGGACCCCGCCACGGGGCAGGACCAGGAGTAACCGCCATGCCCACCCGCCTACGTACGCTCTGGATCATCGTCGTCGGCCTGACCGTGCTCGCCGCGCTCGCGATCGCCGCGGCCGGATGCACGCCGACGACGCCGACGCAACCGACGACCAGCCGCCCGATCACGGAACCGAGCACCGGACACGCGCACATCCGTTGACGCTCCCCAGGACGACGGCAGGGCCGGCCGAACGGCCCGCCCTGTAACTCCCGCGGCCGGTCCGAACGCCGGCCAGGAGACCCGCACGGCCGCCCGCCGGCCGAACGTGTCGGGATCTTCCCTGCCGGCCGATAGGTGAACCCATGCCGACCTCGCTTGCTCACTCCCAGGCCGCTCAAAGCAACTACTACCAGCGGCCCCCCGATGAACGCTTCCCGACCCTCGACGCCTTGATCGCGCACGCGCGCAACGTGCGCGAGCACTGCGCCGAACGGGTCTACAGCTTGCGGGATCTCCACGCGGAACCGAACGGCCGCGGGGTCGATCTGCACAGCCTGCGCGGCGCCGCGCCGCTCACGCACTGGAGTTTCGGACAGCTCACCAGGACCGTCGGCGCCCCGGCCGGCTACCTCCGCTCGCTCCCGGCGCCGCTCGCCGCCGATTGCATCAACCACGGGATCAGCCAGACGCCGGACGGCACGCGCGCCAACGTCCTGATCCGCGTCGCGAACGGGACCGACCCCATCGTGCGCGCCTGCACCAGCGACACGTACGGCCGCGTCTGGGACGAAGTCCTGTACTCTGGCTTCCGCGACACCGTCGCGCGTCACACCAACGCGTACGGCCACGACTGGATCGCGCCGCCGACCTGGACCGGGGAACCAGCCGGGTTCTACGCGGGCGATCGGGATTCATTCGTGATCATGATCGACGGGGGATCCATCGTGCCCGACCCGTCCGGGGAACGCGCGGCGCCGCTCGTCGTCGCCGGCCCGGCGCCGTTCGCCGGCCTGGCGTCGCCCGGCCCCGGCTCGACGTCGCCCGCCGGCCAGGACGCGCGCACGCTCTACCGCGGGATCCTGATGCGGAACTCCGAAGTCGGCGCCGCCGGGATCATCATCGAGTCGATTCTGTTCCGGGCGATCTGCGGGAATCACCTGTTGATGGGTGCCGTCCTCGATTCCCAGTTCCGGCGCCGGCACGTCGGAGACGCCAGTAACGCCACGATCCAGGAGATCGGGCGCATCGCGCTCAAGTGGACGCAGCGATCGGCCGCCGCGGACGCCGCGCTGATCCAGAGCCTGATCAGCCACGAGATCGCCGTGAGTAAGGACGCGGTGATCTCTGAACTCCGCGCCCTCGGCGCGACGGCCGAACAGGCGACGCACGCGTACGAAACCGCCGAACGGACCGAGGCGATCAGCCCGCGATCGTACTGGGGCATCGCGCAGGGGATCACGCGCGACGCCCAAACCGAGACGGACGGGTACCAGAACGACCGATATGACCTCGACCGCCTCGCGGCCCAGGTCCTCGCCCGCGGCGCGAAACTCGTTCGCGCGTGACGTCGATCGCGTTCACGACAACCAGGAGGTAGTAACCGCCAATGACCACGACCAAGACGACCGGCCAGACCTGCGTAGGTGATCTTCGACTGACGCCGCTCGACGTCGGCTTTGACTTGCGGACGGCGGATGTCGCCGTCCGCCTGCCGGAGCACTTTGCCTCAGTCGGCATCGAACGCGACGGAGACACGTACCTGATCGTCGGCACGCGCGACGAGATGATCGCTGCCATCCGCCGCGCCGGCTATCGCATCGCGTGAGGGATCCAGACGCGCGCGCGGTGCGCGTCCGGACGTAAACGCCGGCCCCGGTCCCAAGGCCAGGGGAGAGAGGGATCCGCCCATGACCGTCTATCGCGTCACGACGACGACCGCCCGCGGCGCCGTCCGTATGTTCGACGTCGCGACCGCGCGCGACGCGCGCCGTGATCTCGGCGCCATGCTGATCGATCACCTCGGCCCGGACGAACGGATCATTACCGTCGATCACGTCCGCCACGCCGACGACGACGAGGCTTTACTGCTAGCACCGGAATGGTCCCGCAGCGAAGGAAGGAACCAATCATGAACCGCCGTAACGCCGTCATCTCTGACGCGCTCACCCGCGCCCTGACGCAGCTCCGGATCGCCGACCAGGAATCCGACGAATTGATCGAGGCGATCCGGAAAGGCAACGCGCACAAGGCCGCCTATCTCGCGCAGATGGCCGCCCACAACGCCCGCCGCGCCTTCGGCACGCTGCGTACGCTCGACCTCAACCCGTAACCGCCACAGGGGAGAACCGCCGCCATGCTGACCCCAGACCTACCGCCGCCGCCCACCGCTGACGAGACCGCGCACGCGTACGGATTGCGCGTGTTTCTCCACGTCCTGACTGTCGGGAACACGTTCCGGATTGAGACACCCGCGCTCGACTTGGCCTTGCACGCGGCCGCCTCGCCGCTCGCCACGGATGCGCTGCCGGCCGCCCATGACGCGGTGTCGCGCGCCAAGCACTTGATCCAGGCCACGATCGCCGCGCGCGCCGCGCTCGACGCCACCCCGGCCCAGGCGCCCGACCACGCGCCGGCCGGCCGCGATCCCGAGCCTGCCGGCCCGATGGCCCCGCTGCGGCCCGTGCCGGCCGCCCCGGCGCCCGCCACGCACGCCGACGAGACGCGGCCCAGGTACTACACCCCGCCGACCGGATCGCCCCGGCCTGCGCTGCCGGCGAAGGACGGGATCGCATGGTAGTCCTCGCCTTGCTGATCGTCGCCGCCGTCGTCTGGGCTCCGATCTGGAGCCTGCTGTTACAGGTCTGGTACAGCATCGAACCGGGCCGGCCGCCGTGCCCGCACTGCCACCAGACCCCGGCGCCCGTCTGGCGTGCGCGCCGGTGTCCGCACTGCGGGGGGAGCCTGTGACCAGCCCCGACCCGTACCCCGGTCCTGTCCGCTGCGCATGGTGCCACGTCATCATCCGACCGGCGCAACCGGGGCACGAGTCCGACCAGACCTCACACGGAATCTGCGATCCGCCGTGCGCCCCGGCGATCGCGGCCGGCTGGGGAGCGTATCTGTCCGCCCCCGCCGCGCGCCGGCTCTGCGCGTGTGGCTGCGGACAACCGACGCCACCAGCGAAGCAGACCAGCCAACGCTATGGATCCGTACGCGGCGAACCCCTCCGCTTCATCCCAGGCCACCAACGCCGCAGACACGGCCACGCGATAAAGATTCACCGGAGCCCGACCTACAACTCCTGGCGCTCAATGATCGAACGCTGCCGGTACCCGCAGCACCCGAAATACCGTCTCTACGGCGGACGCGGTATCGACGTCTGCGAGCGATGGGCCACCTTCGATCCGTTCCTCGCTGATATGGGCGTTCGACCCGCCGGCCGTTCGCTGGACCGCATCGATCCGGACGGTCCGTACGAACCGGGCAACTGCCGATGGGCCACACCGCTTGAGCAACGACACAACCGACGACAACCACCGAAGGAGAAAACACAACCATGAGCATCCACGTTCACTTCATCAGCAACGACAAGGGGAACCCGCCCGGCAAACTGGCGGACGCCGAGCTGCACTTCACGGCCGGACCGCTCACCGGCCTGAAACTCGTCGGCTTTGCCGTCTGGGAGCGCCGCTCCGGCGGACTGGCCCTGACGTGGCCCGCGCGTTCGTACTCCGTCAACGGGGAGCGCCGATCGTTCGCGCTCCTGCGTCCCGTCAGTGATGGCGCCGCGCAGGACGCGCTGCGGGATCTGATTCTCGACGCGTACCGCACGTTCGCGCGCGACGCCGAACCCGTGATCACCGACGACGAACGATCGAACGGTCCGCGCCGCGCCGCCCTCCGCTGACGACGGCCGGAAGGCCGAAACGCCCGGCGCCGCGCCGGACGTCCGGAGGTACCCTATGATCCGACGACAGCCCGATCCAGACGCCGCCGCGCGCGTCGAGCGCCTCGCCGCCGCCTTCCGCGCCGAACAGACGCGCGCGACCGAGCGCCTGCACCCGGAGAGCCTGCTCATGCTGCGAAAACTCGTGGCGCTACATGGCGCGGACCGGCTGATCGCCGCGATCCGCGAGATATCGATCGCCGGCTGACCGGGGCGGGCCGCTCACGGCCGCCGGCCACGCTCCCGCCGCCGGCCCACGCGATAACCCCAGTACCAGCCGCCCACGAGCGCCAAGAACGAGACCGCAACGACGCTCGCGGCCGGCATCATGGCTGCGCCGGATCGAACGTGTGGCCCTTGCGGACCTGGAGATGTAGGTGTGGCGCCGTCACCGGCCCGACGTACGCCAGATCCGCCAGCTCCGGCGGCACCGTGGCGCCCGGCGCGACTTCCCAGAGCACGGTGAACTGGCGCCCGAGCGCCTCGACGAGCGCGACGTAGACCGCCCGGATCTGGGCCGGCGTCAGATCGTCGGTCCGGACATCGAGCGCGTGCCCGAGCGTATGCGGATCGGTCGGCCCGTGCCCCTCGCAGCCGCAGGTGATCACGAGTGGCGCCTGGAGCGTGCCGGCCGAGACGAGCGCGTCGGACTGCGCATCGAGCACCGCCTTCAACCACTGCCCCCCGGCATCGAGCCCCGCCAGATCGACCGACGCGTCCTTCAGTGTGGCGCCCATGATTACCTCGCGTTGCTCCGACGACGCTCGTGCGCCGCCTGAATCCGTTTGGCGTTCGCGGCGGACAACTGCGCTTGCCTTGCCGGGGTGAATCGGCTGTTTTTCGCCTGCTCTTGCCGCGTCGCCCATCGGCAATTGCCCGGCTCGTAGTGCCCGTCGTTGTCAATTCGATCCAACGACCGCCCCGCCGGCCTCGGCCCCATGTCCCTCAGAAAGTCTCTCACATCGTCCCATTGACTGGAGAATCGAATACCCCGGCCGCCGTAGTCGCGCCACTGGGGATGACTCGGATTGCGACATCGGTCCCGAGCCGACCACCACGCGTAGTACTCTGGCCGGTCAGCCAGTCCGTGCTTCATCACCCTCTCGCGCCTCCAACACCCGCAACTGACGATCAGGCCGGCGCGGAGATCGGAACCAGTGACAATCGACTTCCCTCCGCAGTCGCATTGACAAACCCACCGGGTGTTTCGACGCACGCCGACCGCATCCGCTCGCCGCACCACACGCAAGCGGCCGAACCGTTGCCCGGTTTCGTCAATGCAAACTCTCGGCACGTCTCGGTCTTCTCCCTACGAATCGAGCAGGCTCCGCTGTCGGTCCGCGAAGCGCGTCTGCTCAGCGATCCAGCGCACGACCACGGATCCCGTGGGACCGTTGCGCTGCTTCAAGACGATCAATTCGGCAACATCGGCATTCTCGATCTTGGGGGAGTACAAATGCTCTCGATGTACGGCAATGACGACGTCGGCGTCCTGTTCGAGTGCGCCCGACTCACGCAGGTCTGAAAGCTGCGGCCGTTTGTCGCGCCGGCCTTCCGACGCGCGCGACAACTGCGAGGCGGCCACGACCGGAATCTTCAGCTCGCGGGCCAGCCCCTTGAGCGCCGACGAGATGCCGGCCAGGGCCTGCGTCCGGTTCTCCGCGTCCGGATCGCCGGGCATCAACTGGATGTAGTCCACCATGACCAGATCCAGCGACGCCCGGAATTGCATCGCGCGCACCTTCGCCATCAGCTCGTGCGTGAGCAGGCGGACCGTGTCGTCGATGTAGATCCGCTGGGCTTCGACCTCGCCGAGCGCGTCCGCCACGCGCCGGTAGTCGACGTCGGTCAGTGTCCCGCGGAGCAAGTGGCGCCCGGAGACTTGCGCCGTTGCCGCGAGCATCCGCAGGCAGAGTTCCTCGCGTTCCATTTCGAGCGAGAAGAGCGCCACCCGCTTGCCGGCCGCCGACACCGCCGACGCCATCGAGAGCAGGAGCGACGACTTGCCCACGGACGGCCGGGCCGCCACGATGATCAGCTTCCCCGGCAGGAGCCCGCCGAGCATGTCGTCGAGGTCCGCGAGCCCCGTGCTCAGGCCCGACAGGTGCGTGGCGCTGTTCGCGCGCGCCTCGATCGACGCCATCGTGCCGGCGAGCGCGGACCCGATCGGCAGGAGCTTGCTGTGCTCCCGGTGTTCGGCGATCTCCAGGAACTGCTGGCCGGCGCGGTCGACGATCGCGTCCGGGTCCTCGCCCTCGTACGCGCGGTGCAGGACTTCATTCGCCGTCCCGATGCACGCCCGAAGCTGCGCGGCCCGGCGCACGATCGCCGCGTACCGGAGGATGTTCGACGATCGTGGTACCCCGTCCGTGAGCGCCGTCAGGTACGCGATGCCGCCGCAGTCGTCGAGTGCGTCGCCGAGCGCGTCGGCCAGGGTGAGCAGGTCGATCGCGCCGCCGGCGCTCTTCGCCAGCTCGCCCATCGCCCGGTAGATCCGTTGATGCGCGCCCCGGAAGAACTCATCGGCCCGCAGCTCCGGCAGCACGGTCGCCAGCAGCTCCGCGTCGACGAGAATCGCCCCGAGCACGGCGCGTTCTGCGTTCAGGTTGTGCGGAAGGATACGCTCCGACATCGCTCAGCGGGACACGCGATGTTGCTCTTCCGGTCCGTACTTCCCGCCGCACGCCTCGCAGTACGCCCCGTTGAGCGAGGTGGTCTGTTTCCGATCGTTGCCGCACCACGGCGTCCCGTCCTCGTCGACGGTGTACAGGCACCGCTCAGGCCGGACCAGCGTGGGATGATCGCCCGTCAGATCGACGTTCTTGACCGTGAGCGGCGCCGCCGGTCGGATCAGTTCCTCCA